CTTTCTCACGGTCCCCCACGCCGAGAACTGGACCGGCTCCGACGACACCAAGAACCGCGTCTTAATTTCAGCCACACGCTACCTCGACGTATTCACATATTTTGGCGAGCGCTGCACCACAACCCAAGCATTGAAGTGGCCCCGCAAAGAGTTCAAAGTTGACGGCGTCGAAATCGCCTGCACCTTTATCCCAACCCAAATCAAAACCGCAACTTTTGAGTTAGCCCAATCTCTCCTCTCTGACGGAGAATCTCTCGTCGGCAGCACCGGCAAAACGGGCATCTACGACGAAGTAGAACTAGGCGACCTCAAAGTCAAATACAACAGCGACACCCAAACCCCTGGCGTCATCAACAACATCCTCGACGTCTACCCCTGGCTCGAATCCTTCATCGGCGCCTACACCCAAGCTGGAGCGACCAACTACAACGTGAAGTTACTGCGGGGCTGATATGGCACTGATTGACGACACATTCGGCGCAATACCGGCCCAGATCCTCGCGGACTGGGGCATCGACATCACTTACATCAAAACCACCACACCTCGCACCTACGACCCAGCCACCGGCACGGTCACTGGAGCGGACACCAACGTCACGGTCAAGGGCGTAATCAGCCGCCTCACTCCCCGCGAATCAGAGGGTCTTTACCAAACAACCGACATCAAAGTCATCATCGGTAGCGCCGAACTCAACGGCTACTACCCCACCGAAGCCGACCGCATCCAGTACCCACAGGCTGGAGCGACCCGCGAAGCCAAGATCATAAGTATTTTGACCTATCGCGGCGACAACCCGGTTTACCACACCCTCATTGCGAGGCCGCAATAGTGAGAAACGATTTAACAGATCTGGTAAATGTCTTGGATCGCCTTGGCTCATCGCTAGTGCTATCTGGTCCAGCGCGAGTTGCCAGAAAGACAATCAGAGAATTGCAGCAAGAGGGGCCTAGCTGGACCGGACGCTTTTCAAACTCTTGGCAACTTGAAACAGATGACGGGCGTTTATACAGTGGCGACGGAGGTCCAGGCGAACCGAGAGACATAAACATCCCTGTAGGTGTGTTTACCGGAAGGCAAAACGTTAGAGGCGTACTGCCCATTAAAGACAGAGCCATCGCGACTATCTCTAACTTTGCACCCTACGCAGCACAAGCAACAGACCTTGAGGAAGGTATTTTCATTAGAGACTGGGCAAAACCTCCTTCGGATAAGCCACAAACAGCTTTAGGTAGGAGCAAGTTTTACGAAGAAGACTCCGGTCGTAAGTTCCCCTCATTTAGGGGAGATCCAGGCGGAGGCAACCCTTTATCCGTTTCGGGTACAACCGCAGATCTGGACTGGTTCGCTGATTACGTTAGAGGGGGAAGACTAGACAGAACATTGAGAATAGAAATGGACGGTCTACTTCAGGAGTTCAAATGAACTACCAAGCAATCCGCGCTGCTGTCGAGTCGCCGCTACTCACCGCCTTCAACAATCTCGACCCAGCAGTACCCGTCTATTTCGACAACATCACTGCCGTACCACCTAACACAACGACCGAGTACGTTCGAATTAATGTAACTTTTGGCCTTACCAGTGACCTAACCCTTACCTCCAGCGTTCGAGATGTCCGTGGTGCGTTGATTGTGCGTGTTTTTAGCGAAAAGGGTCGAGGCCCTGCCCGAAACCAAGAGCTGGTCAACGCTGCAATGACGGCCCTAAAAACTCTAAAAACCCAACCAAAAACTATATCCGGCGTATTCGCGCGAGTCGGGGACATTAACGGACCCAACTTCTCCGCCGTTGATGCAACCCCCCATTTTGTGGGACGCCTAGACGCGGGATATACAGCCACCCAGCTTACACGCGATTACATACTCACCACACAAGCCAGCGACTTGCTACAAACGCAGGCCGGGCAGGATATAGTTGCAACTCTTTCAACGATATGAACTTCCAAGCAATCCGGGCGTCCATGGAAAGCCCCATCCTCACCGCTTTCAATGACCTGGCAACACCAGTACCAGTATTTTTCGACAACATAACAGCCACACCGGCAAACTCAACAACCGAGTTTGTCCGAGTAAACGTGCAATTTGGACTCACCAACGAAACTCTAGTATCTGACGAAATTGATAATGTAAGGGGCACTCTTGTAGTACAAATTTTTACTGAAAAAGGCCGTGGTCCGGCCCGTAACCAAGAACTTATATCAGTAGCAAGTGACGTTATTGAAGCACTCAATAACACCGCAAAAACCTCTACCGGCGTTTACACCCGCGTTGGTCCGTTAAGTGGCCCTTCGTTCTCATCAACAGAAGAATCACCGCATTTTGTGGGTAGACTTGAAGCACCATATGTTGCAACGGACCTGTCATAAATAGGGGCTAACCTGTAAGAAGCCGGGCAGTGCCCGCGACACTCCCCATTGTTAGGTTTTCTCATGGCAACCGTCCTGTCGGGCACCTCCGGCGCCCTCTACTACAAACCAGCCGGAACTTCTGTCACCACCCTCACCGCTTCCGCGTTTCCTTCCACCGGCGGCAACATCACTGTTGGTGCTTACCTCGGTTTCCGCGTCAACGACCCTGTCACCCTGGCCTACCCCGCTGGAGCGACCACCACTGGCGCGATTGCTGCCGGTGATTACTACGTGTTGACTTATTCAGAGTCAACCGGCGTGATGACCCTCAGCTCCACGGTGGGTGGTTCAGAAGAGACCGCAACTGCAGCACCTACTGGCTTCGGTTCCGACTTCGCCAGCATCACTTACACCGCTGCTGAAGTTGTCGGTCAGGTGCGCGACTGGAACTTTGAGATCACTCGTAGCGAGATCGATGTTACGACTATCGGTCAAGCTGTTACCGGCACTGCTCCTTTCCGGGCTTATATCCCTGGCTTTGCTGACGGTTCCGGCTCGGCCACCGTCTATACCACCGACGACGACACCCTGCTCTCCAGCCGTCTGATTGAAGACGTGATCCAGCGCGAGCAGAACGGTGCAACGATGAAGCTCTACATCGACCGCATCATGAGCGGCGCAAGTGTGGACGACACCGCCAGCCGTTCCATCGAAGTTCCCGTCATCCTGACTTCTGCCAGCCTGAACGTGAACCCCGACGATGGCCAAAGCGTGGCTATCAACTTCCGTCCCAGCGCTGCCCCGAGTTTCGACTTCACCAAGTCCTGATAGTCTGATACAAGCAGATGTACTGAGCCCCGGCAATGCTGGGGCTTTTTTATTGTTCTTCGCTACAGTACAAACACATACATCTGTATTCCATGCCGGTCCCAGTTCGCGCGATTGACCGCCTCCGCAAAGCCGCGAATCTCGAACCAGCCAAGAAAGTTGTTGAGCTTTCTGACGGCACCACATTTGAACTGTGGGTCACCCCTTTGACTATGGCCGAGCGCGAACGCGCCCAACGCCAAGCCAAATCCGATGATGCTGGTGCGTTTGCCCTCCAGCTCCTGATTTCAAAGGCTCTGGACGAGAACGGCAAGAAGCTTTTTGCCGCTGGAGAGATCGACATCCTTAAGAACGAAGTCAAGGACAAAGATCTCCAGTCCTTGATGCTCGCCATCCTTAGCGAAGACGAAAACGCTGAGGAGATGGACCCAAACTCCTAAGCGCGGAACTTCGCAAAGACAACTGGCTCATGCTCCAATTTGGCGTTGCCAAAGAACTGGGCATGAGCCTGTCCGAAGTCCGCACCACAATGACTCCCGAAGAACTCCTTGGCTGGAGCGCCTACTTCAAGATCCTCAACGAGGACCAAGAAAAAGAGATGGAGAAAGCCAAGCGTAGGCGATAATTTTTGGGTGCCTAGAATAAGGCATGACCTAGTGGCTGTGGATCGTGGCCTACAGAGCTGAAATTCAGATAGGCGTAAAGGGCGCTTCCCTTTTAAAAGAATTACAGGACAGAATTACAAAACTAAGTCGTAGTATCGATGATGCAAACACTAAAACGTTTATTGATCGGCAGGCACTACAGAGCGTTAATGAGTATTCTACTGCCCTGAGTAAAGCAAACAGAAATTTAAACGAAGTAAAAATACAGCTAGACCAAGGCGGTAAAGCTATAGGGGATTACAAAGAAGCTATAAACCAGTACGTTACCGCTTTAAACAGTGCAAATTCCGCACAACGTATAACAAATAATTTGGTCTCCGAAGAAATACAGTTAAGGGAAACGGCAGCTAGAACAGCTCGATTACAAGCCGCCGGTATTAAAGAAGTTGCGAATGCTTATGGGGGGCCTATAGGTCCAGGCCCAGCATCTGCTACAGCATTATCTTCACCTTTACCACCAAGATCTCGTTTCTTTGGTGGTACGCAGTACTCAGGACCAATAGGACCGGGTCCGGTATCTTCTACAGCATTATCTTCACGCTTACCGGCGTTCATTGGCCCTTTGGAAGCCACTTCCACACAGAAGCAAGCAGCGATTACGCAGGGCGTTAAAGATATGGAAGCCGTGTATGAATCCTTACAAAAATTGCAAGAGCGTAGACTGAGTGATCTAAATAAAGAGCTTCAAATACACGGCGCTACAAAAGCAGAAATAAGTCAAATTTTACAACGTGCTAAGGGTTTAGCTCAGTACACTAAACCTCTACCGATTCCTGGTGGTGTAAAAACCGAACAAATTCTGGCAGCTGCCGCAGCAAAGAGAACTGAAGCATTAGCTATTGAGCAGCGCATACAGAGAACGTCTGCTTCTACAGTAACTCAGTACAATTTACAGCTTTCGTTGCTGCAGCAAATGGCGGCAATAGGTAAACAGATAAGCAAGGCTACGGAGCAGGAGCTTGTAAATCAACGTAGGATAAACAGAGAGATAAAAGTTAGGCGTGGAAGAATAGCGCAACGACGTCAAAGAGATGCACTAAGTAGCGGCATCATCGGTGGTGCATTCCCGCTTCTCTTCGGCCAAGGTATAGGCGCTGCAGTCGGCGGCGGCGCAGGTGGCGCGGCTGGCGGTTTGGTAGGCGGCCAATTCGGCTTCGGACTCGCGCTGGTTGGTACGGCACTTGGCTCCTCCTTTGACGCATTAGTCGAAGGCGCCAAAGAACTTGGGGCAGCGCTGGACCCTTTAACGGCAGATATAAGCGCAATTACAAAAGCGTCTGGCCTTAGCGGCACTAAGTTAGAAAAACTGATCCTCGATCTGGAGAAAACAGGTGACGCCGCCGGAGCACTTAGTTTAGCGACGAAAGAACTAGAGAAAGTAGTAGGCCAGAGAGGGGTAAATGCTTTAAAAGAGTTTTCTCAGACAACACAGGATTTATCTAATGATTTTGAAGTATTTCTTACAAGATTTAAAGCTTTTATGGCTGACGTTTTTAATACATTGATTTTCCCTCGGTCTGAGGCTGCTCTAAAAAAGCGAGGCGAAACTATTGCTGCTGCTCGTGGATCAACTGACCCACAAATCCAACGTGCGATCAGTAGGCTTGACGCAGCTTCAACTATAAGCGAACGCCTTAGGATCCAAGAGGTGATCGTTTCCCTTGTTGAGCAGGAAGAACAGGCACGTAGGCGGGAGTTAGAGCTTCAAATAGCTTCAAAAGGCGAAGCGGCGGCGAAATTACGAGAAATCGAAGCGTCTGTTGCCGAAAAACGTATTGAACTGGAAATTGAACTACTCAACGCTGCTGCTAATGATAAAACCCGCATCGCTTTAGAGAAAAAACTGGCGTTCCAACAGAAGCTAACAGAGGAACAGGCGCTCTATAACCAGTACGCCAGGGAGGAGATCGATATTGCCGTTCTCCGCGCAAAGATAAATAAAGCAGATATTGATTACAAAAAACGGATTGCAGGAATTGATAATGCCGCAGCTGCCGCAGACCTAAGGGATGCTAGGAAAGGTAGAAGAGGGGCCAAGCCCCCAGAGAGCAAAGCGCTTTCCCTTCAGCGCGACATTTTAAGAGAGCGATTAAATCTTTTCAATGTTGATGAGCAGATAGCCCGCGTAGGACTTGATCGTCTAGATATTCTGCAGCGTGAAGAGCAGGCAATTCTTGCACGCCTTGATACTGAAATCGCACTTTTAGAGTTTGCACGACAAGACGCCTTAAACAAAAACAAAGTAAAAGAAGACGAGGCCCTTATAAACGAACTTTATGATGCCCGCCTGCTTAAAATTACTAAGGCTGCTGATCTAGCAGCGAAAGAGAACGCTCTTGCCCAAGAGCGTTTATTCGCTGAGCGGCAAATTGCCGGTCTACGCGCCGCCGCCGGGTTTGACCCATTAGCGCTTGCTGAACGAACCCAACCTTTTGCAAGTCGCGGAATTTACGGAGCCCCAGAAGGACTCATGGACTTCTCCACGGGCGCAGAGCTTAATGCGATCGTCAAGCAAGAAGTTGCCCTGGCGCGTGTCCTAGAGAAGTACCAAGAAATCGGCCAAGCCGCTCAACTTACCAGCGAGCTTGTCACGACCGGCTTCCAAGACATGCTGACCGGGACCAAGAGTGCTGAAGAGGTGTTTGCCAACTTCCTGAGGAATTTGGCCGAGATGCTCATTAAGACAGCTCAACAAATGATCGCCACGTACATCGCAATCGGAATCGCCCGTGCATTTGGCCTGGGGCAATCCCCAGCTGTCGGCACCCGAGCAAGCGACTTCAACCTCACGGGTTTTGGCAATCTAGAAAGCACCGGCGGTAACGTTTTTGCAGGGTTTACCCCCCGCGCAAACGGCGGCCCGGTCTCCACTGGTACGCCCTACATGGTTGGCGAGCGCGGCCCGGAGCTGTTCGTTCCAAGTAATTCAGGGACCATTGTTCCGAACA